AATCTGATTCTAATTCTGTATTTCCAGAAGTTCAAGATTTTGAAATGATCAGTTATGCTGAACCCGAATATCGGTTTAATGTTATCATGCCTAATGATGATAAACATCAAGTCATTGTGTCAAATACCAAATTAATGACCACACAAAAAGAAGTCCTTAATTTAATATGGCAACAAACAGGCACCATGTTTGAACCTTTAAAACCAAAAGACTTTAGGGCTAAATTAAATGAATGGCGAAGAAAGGGTCAAAAAGTTAAACCTCCTAAAGGAACGCAACTCGAAGACAGACTAGCAGAAGAACTCTATCAATACTGTATTAATGGTCCGCAGGCCCAGGAAAGAAGTCAGCTTCATAATGGATCTTGTTTTACCGAAGAGGGATTTCATTACTTTAGGTTTAATTCTTTTTTAGAACATCTCGGTAATGGGTGGAAGATTCCAGAAGAAAAAATTGCACAGAAATTAAAGGATCGATGTGTTGTAGAGTTTGATCATTCATTTAATGTTGATAGTAAAACTCTTAAAGTTTGTAAGGTTACCCAATTACATACTCATAAAATAGAATACAAACCCGTAGAACGAAAAGGAACTCATTATTAATGCGATATAAAGTAGTAGGACCACCCGGCACTGGGAAAACTAGAAGACTTTTAAATGAAGTCCACCGATATGTTCAAGACGGCACACCATTAAAGCAAATAGGATATTTTGCATTCACCCGTAAAGCTGCAGGTGAAGCAAGAGATCGATTTCTAGCAAAAAACGAGCACCTCACTAAAAAAGATATAAAATATTTTCAAACGCTTCACTCATTAGCTTTTAATAATCTTGGATTAAGAGAAGAAAATGTTATGCAAGAAGGAAACTATAAAGCAATTGGTGAAACATGTGGTATTCAAATTAAATATGCCTCCTATGAAACCAATAACTTCAATGGAATCTTTTCATCCAATAGCGAATATCTAAGTTTAATTAACCTAGCCAGAGTCAAACAAATTTCTGCGGAACAACAATTTGATTTAAATGAACACTTAACATGGATCACTAGAGGAAAACTTCTAGCCATCGAAAAAGAAATAAATAATTATAAACAGACGTATGGGCTGATTGATTTTACCGACATGGTTCAAAAATTTTTAGACAAAGGCAAATCACCTGCCTTTAAAGTTATATTTGTAGATGAAGCCCAAGATCTATCTTTAATTCAATGGTCGATGATTAAAAAAATTGAAGAAGAAACTCAATGTGATGTATGGATAGCGGGTGATGATGACCAGGCTATCTTTGGATGGGCGGGTGCTGATGTCAATTCTTTTATTAAATGGAAATCCAGAGAAATTTTATTAAGCCAATCTGAAAGAGTGCCTCGTTTAATTCAGCAAGCAGCTTTAAATATTATTCAACGAATTTATTTTAATAGAATATCAAAAGATTATTTGCCGAAAGATACCAAAGGAAATATTTATCAACGATACAAGCTAAATGATGTTGATCTAACTAAAGGAGACTGGTTAATTTTAACCCGAACTAAATCATTATGGAAACCCATTCCTCCTTTTCTAAAAAGAAAAGGGCTATATTTTAATACAGTAGAAGGAAATAGTATCGGGAAAACTTTATATGAAGACATTCAAACCTGGGATGAACTTATACAAGGCGCAACACCTCCGGATATAAAAAGACAAAGACTCGAAGAACTTACAGGAGAAAAAAATTTTAATATTCATCTTAGTTGGGATAAAGCATTTAAAAACGTTGCATTCGCTAAACGACAATACATGAAAGCGATGTTACTAAATGGAGAAGATTTATCTAAACCCCCTCGAATAAAAGTATCTACGATTCATGGAGCTAAAGGAGGCGAAGCAACTAATGTAGTTTTATTTTTAAATCAAACGGCGAATACTATCAAAGGTTCTAAGAAATCTCAAGCAAAACAAGAAGAAGAATTTAGAGTTTGGTATGTGGGGATCACGCGAACCATAGAAAATTTATTTTTAATAAAATGTAAAAACAAAATGAAAGAATTTAAATTATGAGTGTATGGAAAAAACAGGTTGGTGGAAAACATTATATAAAATATAAAATTCAACCAAGCAAGTTTGTTGTTGAGAACAAGTTGCTATATCCTGAAGGTTGTGTTATTAAATACATGGTACGACATCAAGATAAAGGAGGAAAGGAAGACTTAAATAAAGCTAAACATATGATTGATATGATTATTGAAAGAGATTACTCCGATGTATAAACCCTTACCCACTAATCTAAGATTAGGTTTTTCTGATATTCATGATATTGGAGTTTTTGCAAAAGAACTTATTCCGCAGGGAACTAATTTTGGAATGACTCATTTACAATTTGGAAAAAATCTTATTCGAACTCCGTTAGGAGGTTTTCTGAACCATAGCGAGGATCCCAATTGTGAGAAAGTGAAACTTAAATTTAGCAATGAAGATAAACAACCAGGTTACATTTTTAATAAATGGAACTTAATAACAATCAAAGACATTAAAGAAGGAGAAGAACTTACATTAAAATATACGTTCTATAAAATAGATGATTGAAGCACAAACTGAATGGGTAAAACCAGAAGAATTTCCAGACCTAAGACAAGCAGATACAATTGCCATAGATTTAGAAACCTATGATCCCGATTTAAAATCTAAAGGATCCGGTTCTGTTATTGGTAATGGAAAAGTTGTAGGAATTTCTGTAGCTGTTGATGGCTACGCAGGATACTTTCCGTTCGATCATGAAGGAGGAGGTAACCTTGAAAAAAGTAAAGTAATTCAATGGTTTACGGATGTTTGCCAATCTCCTGCGGATAAAATTTTTCACAATGCCATGTACGATGTTTGCTGGATTCGAAAAATGGGAATAAAAATAAACGGACGTATTTATGACACGATGATTGCAGCGTCCCTGGTCAATGAAAATAGATTTAGATTTGATCTTAATAGTTTAGGTTGGGATTATGTAGGCCGCGGTAAAAATGAAACAGAATTAAAAGTTGCAGCTAAAGAATGGGGTATTGATCCTAAAGCAGATATGTGGAAACTTCCATCCATGTATGTGGGCAACTATGCTGAACGTGATGCAGAACTCACATTAGATTTATGGAAAGTCATGCAGAAAGAATTAAGCGACCAGGATCTAGGATCTATTTTTGACTTAGAGACTGATCTTTTCCCTTGTCTGGTGGATATGAGATTTCTTGGAGTGAAAGTGAACGTTGAAAAAGCTCATACATTGAAGCGAGACCTAACATTATCAGAAGAAATGTTACTTCAGAAAATAAAAAAAGAAACAGGAATAGATACCCAAATATGGGCGGCACGATCGATTGCAAAAGTTTTTGAAAAATTAAAACTACCCTACGAAAGAACTGTAAAAACAAATGCACCGTCATTCACCAAAAATTTTCTTTCTTCTCATAAACATCCTTTGGTTAGAACGATCGCAGAAGCAAGAGAACTAAACAAGGCGCATACTACTTTTATTGATACGATTATTAGATACCAGCACCGCGACAGAATTCATGCCGGTATAAATCAAATTAGATCAGACAACGGAGGAACCGTCACCGGAAGATTTTCATATTCAAACCCAAATTTACAACAGATTCCTGCTCGTAATAAAGACTTAGGTCCTATGATTCGATCCCTTTTCATTCCAGAATCAAATTGCGAGTGGGGATGTTTTGACTACAATCAACAAGAACCACGACTTGTAGTTCACTATGCATCCCTAGATCAAGACGCAAGCGTCTTTAATGTTAAGAATGCCTATACCGAAGGTGACGCAGACTTCCATACCATTGTTGCTAAAATGGCAGACATTCCGAGACCACAAGCTAAAGTAATTAATCTAGGATTATTTTATGGAATGGGTAAAGCAAAACTTCAAGCAGAACTTGGAGTATCAAAAGAAAAAGCAGAAGAACTTTTTTCTATTTACCATAGTAGAGTTCCTTTTGTTAAAAGTTTAATGAAATCTGTTTCTAATAGAGCACAACACCGAGGACAAATCAGAACCTT